ATGTGCAAGATGGACCTAGCGATTTGTATTTTAACTAAGGATGAAGACGATAAATTACGGCGTTGCCTAGACTCTGTCAAAGACGTTGGCGCCGAGTTAATCGTCATCGACAGTGGGCAAAACGAAAGCACCAAGGCCTTGTGCCAGGAACTTGCTGCCGAATATCACCCCTATGACTGGGCGGATAACTTTGCCTTAGCCCGCAACTATGCCCTAGAGCAAACTCTTAGCAACAACATCTACTTCCTTGATAGCGATGAATGGTGGGCAAAAGAGGATGTGGGCTTTAACACGTCCAAGTTACTCAAATACTTTAACCGTCCTGACCTCGCGGAAGCTATTGGGACAGCCACAATCATTAATCACCGTCAAAAAGACGACGGCAGCGAAGAAGAAGTCGGTCAGTTAAAGCAGCGAGCCTTTAATAAGTCTTACTTTCGTTACGATAAGGAAGTTCGGGTTGATGAGGTCTTGAGTTCAACTTTAGGCTTTGATAGTTTAGCCTTCAATTTAGTCAATGTAACGAAAGTCCACCACGACGGCTTTTTAACCGCAGAAAGCCGTACTAAAAAGAGTGCCCAAAAGTTAGGGCTAGCCTTAAAGGATTTAGAAGCTCATCCGGGCGATAACAAGTACTTGTTGACTTTAGCTGACTGTTACCAAGAAGGTGGCCAAACAGAGGCAGCTAAATTAATCTATAATCAAGTTGTTTCAGCAACAACAGGTCGCGATGGTGCAGAACTCTACCAAACGGTAATTGAAAATGAAAAGATGCTAGTAAATTCACCTGATTACCACTTTATGGCTGGTGAAATTTATGGGATGCATCACGAAGATGCTAAAGCCCAAGCACATTTCGCTAAGATTTTAGCTTTACAAGATGAGGGCATCGATAGCACCTATGTTCCGGTTGCTCATTATTTTATTGGTAAGTTAGCAGAGGCAAAGGGAGACTTTGAAACAGCTAAAAAGCACTATCGGCTAAGCGGTGAATATCCAGATGCAATTGATGCCTTAGCGGCAATTTTATAAGTAAAGAAGGTAAACTGGTGAACACTCGTGATAGTAAGGAAATTCTTAATTTAATTACAACTTTAGAGGAAGCCAACGAGTATTTAGCTTCGAGTGAAGAAATAGGCCTCGAACTATTAAAACAAGTAATAACTAACTGTTTGACTGCTAGTGAAAATATTAGCCAAACGTTACAAACATTTGGAGAAGATATAAGCTATCAAGCTGAGTTGACTACTTATCAAAGGCTGTTGCAAAACTTTTTAGCCAATATCAGTCAAGCAGGTGAATTAGCCTACCCGGCTCAAACAATTGGAGAATGCTTAGCTAAGCTGACTGCTAAGTTAAGTGCTAAGCATAAAAAGCAGGTAGTCTTTTTGCCTTATAAGGCCTCGATGTGGGATTCGTTAGCGACGATTTATGAGGCAGCTTTAGCGGATCCAAATTGCGAGGCGTATGTAGTCCCGATTCCTTACTTCACTAAGGACGAGCATGGTAAGTTAAAGGACCTTCATTACGAAGGAAATTTGTTTCCTAAGGAAGTTCCAATCACTTCCTGGCAGGATTATCCTTTAGCAAAAAAGCGGCCAGACATTATTTATATTCATAATCCTTATGATGATGATAATTTAATCACCACGGTCTTACCTGCCTTTTATACGGATAAGTTGAAGCAGTGCACAGACTTACTAGTTTATGTACCTTACTTCGTGAGTTTACATGAACGTAAGCACTATGAATACGCCTTAAATAAGGGAATTGAAAATGCTGACGTGGTTTTTATCCAAGATGAGGTGGTTAAAGCCGGCTATCAAGGGGCCTGGAAAAAGTTTACCCAGGAAAATCCGACTTATCCTAAGGAGAGCTTAGAGCAAATTTTAGCTAAGATGGTGGCTTTAGGAAATCCCAAGTACGATGCCTTAAACAAAACTAATCCAAGCAACTACCCTTTACCTAGTGAATGGAAGCAAAAAATCTATCGACCAGATGGAAGTAAAAAGATCGTGGTTTTTTATAATACTACCATTATTGATTTAAATGCCTCGGGGCGACAGATGCTAGCTAAGTATGCGGATGTATTTAACTTCTTTTTGAAGCACCAAGCTGATTATACCCTTCTTTGGCGCCCGCATCCACTTTTGATTGATGCTATTCGCTCCCAGCACCCTGACTTGCTAGCTGATTATTTACAGTTAGCAAGTCAATTTAAGGAAAGTCAGATGGGGATTTATGACGATAGTCCTGATTTTTATTTAGCTTACACTTACGCTGACGCTTTTTATGGCGATATGTCAAGTATGGCAGAACTATTCCGGAAGCTAAATAGACCGGTAATTAAACAAATTCCTACTTATCCAACTGAGCAGGTGCCAGCTGAGTTTGATTTAAACTTGGTAAAAGAGCACCTGGCCAAGCAAAAGTGTCTGGCGGAAGGAAAGTTGCCGTTGGCTAAGTTGCCAGCTTGTTTAGCAGCAAATACTCATAGTCAAAAAGCGACAGACTATCATTTTGGTTTAGATATTCATCGTTACGTTATGAATTTAGCTAATTCATAACGTGCTAGAAATAGCGCTTATATAAAGGCGTCTGTGAACATTAAAATACGTTTGACCCAACTTTTGACCTAACTTTCTAGATAATTTGCAAATTTTTCCACCGTTTCTTGCTTCTTTTGCTGTGTAACGTGTGAGTAAATATTTAAAGTTATTTGGACATTCTTGTGTCCTAGTCGCTCTTGCACATCTTTAATATTTAGCCCCGCCTCAAGCAACAGCGTAGCATGAGTATGCCTAAATCCGTGTATCGAAATTCGGCGCAAGTCTGGGTTCTGATTATAGAAAGTATTAATTCGACTATTAGCTACTGTTGTGCCGGCTATTCGGTTATCGTGTGTCGGAAACATTAGCTGTGAGTCTGAAAGGGCATTAACTCCTCTAGCTAACAAGAATTTAGCTTGCGTTGTTTTCCAGGCTTTAAGAGCTTTTAAAGTTTCATCATCGATAAAGATAGTACGGGTGGATTTTTCAGTCTTAGGTTCTGCGATAAAGTTTAAGTTATTGCGTGAGTCGCGCGATACGGTCTTGGTAATGCTTATTGTGTGTTCATTAAAATCTATATCGGACCAGTTCAAAGCTGAAATTTCACCGGAGCGGATACCTGAGTATGCTAATAATCTAAAAAACGGATAAAAAACAGGGTTAGACGAAGCTTTAGCCCGATCAAGGAATAACTTCAACTCATCTTTAGAGTAGAAGTTATTTTTTGTATTATGCACCTTAGTAGAGTTTTCGAGTGGTTTTGGATAAACAACTAATGCAAACGGATCTTTTTCAATCAGCTCAAGTCGTATACCATAATTTGTGACAAGTTTTAAAACCGACAATAACGTCTTATAAGACTTGAACTCTTTAGCTAATTCGTTGACGACATCTTGAGCCCACAATGCGTTTAGTTTTGATAGCTTTAAATCGTCATACTTTTTAAAATGATTAGAATAGGTCCGGTAACGATGACCAGAAGTAGCTGCTTTCACTGACGGTTCATATACTGCCCACCATTTTTCAAACAATTCGCCTAGCGTTATGTCTTGGTTCTTAGTCTTGAACTTTCCTGCATCAAATTCAGCCTTAAGTTGAGTCAAGGCTTGTTTTGCCTCCCTAGCTGATGAGAATCCGCGCCTGGTGGTGTCTATCCGCTTTCCTGTCAAAGGGTCTGTTCCCAAGTAAACCTTGAACATATACCTTGTTTTGCCTTTGCTCTTGTAACTTTTAATTTTTGCCATGATGATTCACTCCTTTATAAATGAAAACTTATGTTCTTTTGTGCGTATTTTTAAACCCGTCTAAATTGACGGGCTTAAGTTTGTATATTCGTTTTATATAACATTGTTATGATAATTGTGTATTGAAAATATTAATGCTAATGTTTATAACAAAAGTAGCGGGTATGGATAGTAAGTCCAACTAAGATAAGCTGAAATGCTTATGCTTGTGTTTTTTATTTAAGAAGCTAATAAATTAGGCTTTTTTTGAATTTCTTCGAATCCTTTAACTTCTGCTAGATGTTTGTCTAGTCCTACCAAAGCATTTGTGTTCATATTACCTCCAATAGGATTATTAGAATCATTGAGTAATAGTACATATTTAGCGTCCCTACTATTTGCAGTTTCCCTAACATCAAAGTTAAATATTTTTGCTTGGTTAATATCATTAGGCCGAGCAGCAGTTTTGATTAGACGTTCTTTACCCTCTGGTAGTGGAATAGAGAAGTCAAAATGAGAAGATATGCCATTCTGACCGACAATTTCAATGTTAGGTGAGAATAATATTTTGTTTTTAATAAGAAAGTCAGTCATAATATCGTTAAATGTTGAACTAACATTTTCCTTATTAAGATAGAGCAAATCATTAACACGCATGACAGCTTGTAATAATCTATTTTTAGCAGTTGGAAAACGCTGTACATCTGTTGTTATACTAAGAGATTGATTTTCTTTATTGTACATAATGCCAAAGTCATTTAATATACCTTCAAATAACCGGTATATAGTTTTGGAACGTTTATTTATTTTTAAACCTGATTCTTCGAGATTGAATAAAGTTTCTCCAAAATCAGTAATTTCAATTTTGTCTTTAGAAATAAAACGTGCAAATAACTCTATATTATCGTAATTACTATCTATAAAAGGAGTGCTGATAGAAACATATCCGTTTTCAACATCCGTAAAGACTAATTTTTCTTTTAACCAGTTGATGTAATTATTTTTCAGAAATTCAGCCTGTGCCATCTATATCAGTCCCTTCTTTTATATTAGTATATTGTATATATTCCCAAAGTACATCATAAAGTAACTTTAAATTTTTAAACTCAGATAATTTATCTATAGGGATAACATTTTTATTTGAATATTTATCATCTGACGAATTGAAATGTGCATGAGAACCATAAACAATATATTCATCAGCTTCCCCTCGATTATTAGTATGCCTTAATGTATCTCCAAAATCTAAACGGAGTAGGTGTTTATTGATCCCTGTAAACCGTAGTCCAATAGAAAATCTAGTACTTATAGGGGTTGTATGAATATTTAAAATATATAGTATATCGTTATAAGCGTCTTTGACTTTACAACGGTATGTATTTGCCTTAAATACTAGAGTAGAAATTATTTGTTCATGTATTTCGTGATACTGCATTAAATTTTCTGGATTTTTTTCATATTCTATAAGCTCCATAACTTCCGCTTTGCTTAAATTAGTTAAGTCGTATTTATTCAAATATATTACCCCACATTAATTTTTGACTAAAATAAATAATTTTCCTACATCCCCGCAACAACATTCAAGACAAGCCGTTCATATTATCCTAGATAATACCTAGCACTTTCTTCCTTCACTAAATCTTCAAAAGTAGCCGGGATACCAAAATTTTCTAGGAATTGTACTGGTTCAAGAGATAAGTCATGGCAATTACAATATTCAAGCAGCAGCTTCACGGCCCGACGATTAGCGCGCATCTCAATTTTTGAATGGTTATTAAAGCCTGAAAAATAAAGTACGTCAGCTTCACCGTTCAAGACGTGGCCTATTTCGTGTGCGATTGTGAAGGGGAGTTCGGTAGGCTTACCGTATTTGCTGTTTATGATGATTGTGCTTTTATTTGGAATAGCGCAAGAAGGAACATCCTCATTGAGCTGGTCCGTAATTATGTAGTTAATACCCTTGTCAAAGGCGTAATTAAGTAACCATCTAATTAGTTCGTCCAAACAAATCACCTATTTCCCGTTCATCAAGCGTTTAATAATTTCTCTATCTTCGTCCGAGAGTTCCTTACCTTGGTAGGTCATGATAATATCATCGTCCGTTAATTCGACATTCTGCTTTTCCTTCTTCTTCTCCGGCCGCCCCAGCAAATAATCCGTGGTGACGTTGAAGTAGTCGGCGAGTTCACCTAATGTGTCAGAGCCAGGGATTGCACGTCCTGTCTCCCACGCTCCAACTGTTTGTTGTGATACTCTCATTGCTACAGCTAAATCTCTTTGCGTCATGCGCTTGCTTTTTCTCAATTCTTTTATATTATTCCCTAACATAAATTTCACCACCAATAATATTATTATTTCTAATAGTATTTTACTCTTTTTAAGAGTTTAATACTATCTATATTAGTAGTTACTAAAATAAATAGATAAAAAATAAAAAAATAGTTGATTTACTAATTAAATTAGTATATTATATACACATAAGGTTGATGAGGCCTTAACAAATGAGGAAAGGAGAGAGTTATGAAGAATGTACAAAAAAAGAACTCTTTAAAAGAGTTCTCGTTCGAATTGAAATTCAAGTTTCTCGGCTTTGAGTTTCAAATAAGATTCAGCGGTAAACGCTGATAAATAAAAAGCTAAAGAAAGGGGTGATGAACCCTTATCTTTAGTGTACATTCTATCATAACAACACTAAAAAATGAACTGGAAAAAGTTTTTGTTAGGTAATTTTGATTACACCAAGACAACTAAAAACGGCAAATATGACGTTAAGATAAATATTCAAGGTGGAATCTTACCAGTAATAATAATCATAGCTTTAATAGTATGGTTAATCATAAAATAGAAAGAGAGATGATTAGATGGCAACGAGGTTAAAAGTTCTGAGAGCTGAACATGATTTAACACAAGCAGAATTAGCTGAGGCTCTGGGAACGACACAAAAAGTCATTTCAGCGTGGGAAACAGGTCGGGTTAACCCTAGACCTGCAATGATGCAGAAAGTGGAGGATTTCTTCCAGGTCCCTAAGGAAGAAATTTTTTTTACAGCTTTTAACTATTCAAATTAGTTAAAAGTTGTAAAATGGACAATTAAGACTAATTAAACTAGAAAGGAATGAACACGATGAATGAATTAATCAGAGTTATCAAAGATAACAATGGTAAATCAGTTGTGAGCGGTAGGGATTTACATGAGTTTTTAGGAGTTAAAGATAACTATACTGACTGGTTTAAACGAATGGTGGCTTATGGATTTACTAAAAACGTTGATTTCATAGGTTTATCGGAAAAATCCGATAAACTAGGTGGCCGTCCAAGAACGGACCATGCTTTGACATTAGACATGGCTAAAGAGATTTCGATGATTCAGAGAACAGAAAAGGGAAAGCAGGCTCGTCAGTACTTTATTGAGGTAGAAAAAGCCTATAAAGAACAGCAAGCTACGCCGTTCAAGCTGCCACAGAATTACCATGAAGCTTTGTTGCAGCTAGCGGAACAAGTTGAGATTAACGAAGCTAATCAGCCCAAGGTTGATTATTACGATGAGTTCCTTAGCAACAAGGGACTTATCACAACCACCTTAATTGCTAAGCAATATGGCATGTCGGCGGTTGAATTAAACAAGTTCCTTCATGCTAAGGGGGTGATTTATAAAGAGTCTGGCAAGAAAGCGTGGGTGCTCTACGCTAACTATGCCGGGCTAGGATTAGCCGATTATGAAGAGTTTGCCCCAAACGAGCGGACAATTCGCAAGACGCTCAAATGGACGGCCAAAGGTGAGAGATTTATTCGGGATCTCTTGGCGGAAGAAGGAATTAAGACAAATACACAGCTGGCAGAAGAGGTCGCTTTGAGTGAACCTGAAATCGAGTATGACGGGCCTTACTTCTCAGCTAGCGAGATTGCCTGGCAACTGCGCCTGCCTAATGAGTGGGTCAAGATCATCGGTGAGCTTGCTAACCGGGAACACTTAAAGCCAATTTTCAATGATCAAAATATCTTCTGTCGTAAGACCTTCGATGAGTACGGCCGGCTTCGGTGGGAATACACCAAGTACGGTGCTCGCAAGATTGAGGCGGCCATTAATGAAGAGTTAAGTAAGAATGTGGGGTGATTTAGCATGGGTATTTTTAATGATGGATTCCTAAAAGAATTATTGTTGGAGTTGATGAAGAGAATAGATAAGCTAGTCGAATGGAAGATGAAAGAAGCAGAACGGCAGTATATGTCCGTTAAAGAAGCCGCTAAGTATTGCGGAGTATCTCGAACGGCATTCGAGACAACGTTCGCTGAAGCTGGGCTTAGACCGATTGTGATACCTGGCTTTGCTAGAAAGCTTTATTCAAAAAAAGCACTTGATGAGTTTATGATGGCCTATCAGCGTTAATTACGAGGAGGAATAGTCATGAAATGGGAATACATTGTAGCAGCGTTTTTGATTGGCATGGCTGTTTGCCAGTCTAATTGGTATGTGGGGCATGGCCTGTTGATACTTGGGCTAGGCTTAGCCTTATACCGTTTCATGGTGGTTGAGCCACCTTATTGGGAGGAGGAAAGCGATGTGGATTCCAAATAGTATTGTTACTCTGATATTCGTTGGCACGCTCTACAGCTTGATTTTTGAGCGGGTTAAGGGAAATCACTTTAGAAACAAAAAAGCGCCCAGACGGCCATCTGAGCGCAAAACAAATAAATAAAAATATCAATTTTCGTGGTTAATTATATCACGAAATGGGAGTAGAGAACATGAAAGAAAAAAGAGTAAGCGTCAGAACTAATGTTGGTTTTGGCCCTGCAAGGTTAGCAGTTCAAGAGGAACAGTTAATAGGTAATCTTGATAGGATGTTTAACTTCTGCGTAACGGAAGCAGACGGTCAAAGACATGAACGAGGCAACATTTGGGAGCAAATTATGTTCCCTAGAGATGTTGCAGAGGCGGCTAACTTACATCTAACAGATGCAGTTAGCTGGTTCAAGAAGATTGAAGAAGTCAGAAGTAAATAAAAGGAGAGAAATAACATGGCACAACAAACTCAACAAAACCAAGTAGCTTTATTACAAAAGGATATTACAGATCAAGTAAGCAAACGTATCACGGAACTAGAACAAACAGGCTTGGCATTGCCTGCTAATTTCAATGCGCAGAATGCTTTGAAAGCAGCCTTCTTTGCTTTAGATAAAACCAAAGACCGGTCTGGCCGGCCAGCGTTGGAAGTTTGTACTAAACCATCGATTGCTAATGCCTTGCTAGATATGGTTACGCAAGGCCTAAGTCCGGCTAAGACACAATGCTACTTCATTGTGTACGGCAATGAGTTGCAAATGCAGCGCTCATACTTTGGGACAGTGACAGCCTTGAAACGGTTGTCTGATGTGGAAGACATCTACGCTGAAGTAATCCACGAAGGCGATGAGTTTGAAATTGACGCCGACGAAATGGGCCGGACAAGGGTGGCTAAGTTCAAGCCAAGCTTTGCTAACTTAGATAAGCCTTTAGTTGGGGCTTTTGCCGTCATCAAAAAGAGTGATGACAGCTTAGTTTATACGATTATGACTAAGACCGAGATCGACAAATCTTGGAGCCAGTCAAGAAACAAGAATAATCACGTCCAAGCTAATTTCAGTCAAGAGATGGCTAAGCGGACGGTTATCAATCGGGCCGCTAAGATGTTCATCAACACTTCAGATGACAGTGACCTGCTAACAGGGGCTATCAATAACACGACTGAAAATGAGTATGACGAGGATAGAAATGAACCCCGGAAGGTTGTAGCTAAAGAGAAACAGCCAGAACAAAAGAGTATCAGCGATTTGTTTGGCCAAGTTGAAGCTGGCAAGCCTGAGAAGGAAGAAAAGCCAGTTATAATTGAGGCCGAAGAAAAAGAACCTGCGGAATCAGAAGAAGCAGAAGTAGAGGAAGTTAAGGACATCATCACTGATTACGAAAAGAATGGTGAAGGTGAAATTGATATGTTCCGACAACAGCAAGAATTATCTAAGGAAGCGGGTGCTAAGTAATGGAATTAACGGATAAGAATTACTACGACAAAGCAAGCTCACTTGAATATCTAAGTGTTAGCTTGTTTAAGGAATTTATGAAGTGCGAGGCGGCTGCTTATGCTGAATTGAAAGGTGAGTGGTTGCCAGAACGTGATGAAACCCCGCTGTTAGTTGGGAACTATATTCACTCGTATTTTGAAAGTCCTGAAGCTCACGAAGCTTTTCTTGACCGCAAGGACGCTAAAGGGGTTTCTAACCGGGATAAGATGCTTAACAAACGTATCAAGAAAGAAAAAGTGCTTAAGAAAGATTTCAAGGTGGCTGATACCTTAATTGAGCGAATGGCTGCCGACAACAACTTCATGCAGCTATACGGCGCTGGCGACAAAGAAGTCATTGTTACCGGTGAAATCAACGGCATCAAGTGGAAAGGCAAAATTGACTCCTTGCGGCTTGATTTAGGGAAATTCTTTGATATCAAGACCAACAAAGACCTACACGGTAAGAACTGGATATTTAAAGACGGCCGGAACCTACCAACAACTTTTGTAGAAGCTTACGGCTACCATTTGCAAATGGCTTTATACCGTGAGTTAATTTTCCAACAATTCGGAGTTTCCTGCGAACCTGTAATTTTTGGTGTTAGCAAGCAAGATCCACCAGAACTAATGACAATCCACTTTGAAACTGAAGAAATGCAAGACTTACTTTATGACGGTCTTGCTACAATCCAGGAATATCAAGAGCATATCAAGGCCGTAATTGATGGCAAAGAAGAGCCTAGAGGGTGCGGGATGTGCGATTACTGTCGGAGCAAATCAAGCTTCGCAAACAACATTTACGGGGCGTTGGATATTCCACTTAGATAGCTTGAGAGAGCTGTAGATAGATGATAAGCCAGTACGCTTTAACGATGCCGGACGGGCGGGAGGCCCTAGGAGGTATACAATGAGCAATTTATTATTTGATGAACGACCGCTGGTTATTCAACCAACGCTAGCTAGAATGTTAGGCAGTTTAGACGAGGCGGTCATTCTGCAACAAATTCATTATTGGTTAGTGAGAAGTACAAATGTTAATGACGGATACAAATGGGTTTATAACAGCATGACGGAGTGGCACAAACAATTTTCATGGCTTGCGATTGCAACTCTTAAAAGGAAGTTCAAATCACTTGAAGATAAAGGTTTGCTGATTACCGGAAATTATAACAAGGCTAAGTTCGATAAAACCAAGTGGTACCGGATTAATTACGACGCGTTGGACGAAATGAAACAACGATTGTATCAAAATGATACAACGAGAGTATCAAATTGCACCAATGGAGAGTATCAGAATGATACGACCAATACCATAGATTACCAAGAGAATACTTCAGATAAAGCAGTAGCAGTAGAGGAGCAGGAACAAATGGACAATGTGAGCAACGAGGCAGACATATTTGGTGAAGTGCAAGCATGCGGAATTCAGATTACTCCGTTCAATCAGCAGTTATTAGTTGACTATATTCAGAAGTTAAATCCGGAGTTAATAGTTTATGCTGCCCAACAAACGTCAGTCAGTGCTAAGCATCCTAATTTCAACTACTTCAAGGCAATTCTAGAAAGGTATATCCAGCTTGGGCTTGAGTCAGTTGAAGAGGCTAAGGAGCTGGAAGCTAAATTTGAAGCAAATAAACAACAACGAAATAGAAGTTACAACAGAAAACCAACTTCAGGTAAATCTAAGTGGGGGGGTCAGTTAAATGAGTATGATGTCACTTTCTAGCTTAGCCAGCGTCAAAGAAGTTGAAGAAACATGCCCTAAGCATGGCTGTAAGCTCTTTGCGAGCATCAACCCTGACCGGCCGGCAATTTGTCCTGAATGCCGGAAAGAACAAGTTACCACTAAAGACAAAGGGCTAGTTGACAATTTCAGATTGCTAATCCGCCGGGATATTTACTTTAACAAGAGTTATTGGGGAGATAGCGAGCTTGCACTTAAGACCTTCAACGACTTCAAGGGCCGGGCAGATAGTCCAGAGCTTGAATTTAGACGCAAAGGCTACGAGTTAGCTAAAGACTTTGTTGAACCTGGTAACAAAGTCTTAAATGTTATCATGACCGGCGGCAGTGGCCGAGGCAAGTCTTTGCTAGCTGCGGCAATGCTGCATTTCATTCTAGAGAAAAGCGATAAAGAGTGCCTATTTATCAATATCAACGAGTACTACGAAGCAGTCAAAGAGTTCAAATTTAACGGAGGCCGTGAGCCAAAAATCAGCCTAGATAATATCATTTCTGCCGACGTAGTAGTGATTGATGATCTAGGTACCGAGAGCGTGATGAACTCAGACGGCCGGGAAGGTGGCATTATGGCGCAGAAAATGCTGTATGACATCTTTAATCAGCGCAATCACACGATTGTAACAACGAACTTGACTCTTGAGCAGTTACAAGAAACTTACAATCCGAAAGTAGTCGACAGGATTATGAAAGGAATCAACAGCCAAACTAGCGAACGCATTCTTGACTTTAAAGATTTAAAGAGCAAGAGAGCATTTTCAGGCTTAATTTAGCTATCAGATTTAAATTTGAGGGGGTTAGTGACGTGGAAAATGAAGGCAAAGGAATTTATGTGTTTGAACCTCAGAAACGCTCTAAGGAGCAAATAGAAGCTTCTAGGAAGTGGGTCAAAGAAACGCTTGCTTACTTGAGAGCAGAGCAAGCACGGAGAGGAGTCAAGAACTGGTGATGAGTTGGATTATAGCAGTGAGCCAGTATCTGCTACTAGTATTTCTACTAGCAATCGCAGTTGCTTTAACTATGACGGCCACGCTGTTTTTAACGATTGTGATTAGGGAAATTATTCATGTTATCCAAGAACGATTTTAGGAGGAGTGGCTATGTATACGAATTTAGATGACTTTAGCCTTGATTTGAATATGCTGCTAGACGTTTATGACGATAAGCGCATTAAGTTTAAAGCTTCTGAAGAATTACGCTCAAGCTTAGCTGCCAGCAATGTGAAGGTGGTAGACGAGTATTTAACCAAGGCTCAGACGGCGCTTGAGAAGGCTGTTTCAGTAATAGATGACCTAGAAGCAGGTCTTGAGGTGTCGTAAATGAGATGTAAATGGAAAGTAATCGTGCGTGGCGAAGGGCAAGGTTGGGAGCATTTAAACTTAGCTGAGGATCAAGCGGAAATGATTATTGAGAGGTGTCCGCCTGATTACTTTGCCTACATGTTACCGATGTGTATGTTTGACGAGTGGAGATAGAAGGTGACGAAATGAAAACAAGAATTAGGCAGTTAAGGGCGCAGGCTAACTTAACTCAGGTCCAATTAGGCAAAGCGATTGGCGTGGCTGGTAAAACTATCAGTATGTGGGAGTTAGGTGTTAGTGAGCCTAGCAACGAGCAACTAATCAAGCTAGCTATGTTCTTCGAGGTTAGTCTGAAGTACTTGAAGTGTCAAAAAGACCGGCTTTACGAAATTGTTAATTTGGATGCCCAAATTGTTGAGGCCTTTGTAATTAATGACTTTGAAAAGACTTTAGAAATTGCTAAGAGTTTAACAGGACCTGACATAGTAAATGATACGCGGGTAGGGGATATTGTTATTTCCTGCTACGAGAACGGAACAGCGGACAACGTTTGGCCTGGAGAGAGTCATATTTGGACCCAAGGTCTAGATGATTTGCTAAGCATCAAGGAGCGAGACAATGAAACCAGCTAAGTTATATATTGCCTATACGCAAGATGACGAGGTTATAACTCTAGGCACTATCGAGCGACTAGCGAGGTGGTTTGATACAACGCCGAACAATATATGTAGTTTAGCAACGCACTTTAAAAAGGGTGATATTAAAGAGCCTAGAGTTAAATTTTACAGAATAGAAGATTTAGAAGAGGTGCCAGAAAATGAAGATTGATACAGCGGATTTAAGTAAAAAAATGATTAGTTTAACCGAGTGCTTAGAAGATTATTGTAATTTAAGCCTTGATAGGGCAGAAACTGAAATCAGTGAAGGTAGTTCAGAGACAGTAGAGGTTATAGAAAGTATTTTAAATGATGATAGGTCTAACCTACTGCGGATTGTATACGGCAAAGAAGTAGGCAATTTACAAGACAAGATGGGAGCCTTAAGAATTTCACTATCTGAGGTTCAGCAAATAGCGAGTAACTTAAGTTTCCGAATTTATAAAGATAGCGAGGTACTAGGACGATGACTAACGAAGAGAAGCTAAAGAAGCAGCTGCAAATTACAACACTAGCTTTAGCGCGAATACTAGGCAAAACATTTGATTTGGTTTATATGATTGAAGAAGCTGATGTTGATAAACGTAACGCTTTTGATGATCTGGTCGACTGGATAACGAAAACAAGCGCTAAAGCACAGAAGGCACTTGAACTAGTCGAAGAAGAATACAAGGAGGCAAGCAATGAAAGATAAGCTTAATACACTATTACAATGCTATTCGTTAATTGCAACGGTCGCTGTTGCAAGTCTGATTCTACACGGAAATTCTGGAGCTAAGGCAGCATTGAGAGTCTCATTGAAAGAAGTGTTTATTATTTTTGGCCTGATTGTGATTCTAACGCTACTTTGGTCGTTGGCTGTGTTTGTTGCCGAGAGAATAGTTGATTTTTTCAGACTCGAAATGAGTAATGCGCGACTTGTAGCAAGCTATAAGACTAAAAGTAAAGAGAACAAGTTTAAATGCGACCTCAATGGAGATTACTATGATGCGCTGATGTTATTATCAGTTGCAATAAAAAGCATATCAAAAGCAACTGGCGAGGAAGCAAATAAGATTATTTTAGATATTCCAGTAGCTTATAAGAATATGTTTAGAAAAAAGGCGGGTTCTGCAGATGACAGCAAGGCGTAAGGTAACGAGCACTAGCCACTTTGGCAAGAAATCAGTCGTGGATGGCTACAAGTTTGACTCACAAAAGGAGCTGGACTTCTACCTGCGTTATATCAAAAACAGCGGTTATGAGTTTGAAGTGCAAAAGAATCTAGTGATAGTCGATAAATTCACACTGGGCTCGCATAACGTGCGCTCTGTGAGTTATAAAGCTGACTTCGTAGTCCTAGAGGGTGGCCGAATAAAACACGTCTATGACGTTAAAAACGGCTTTAACGGGTATGCGATAGATGACAAGAGTCAACTAAAATTCAAGCTAGTAGCTCAGAGGTATCACGTTCCGGTTGAGGTTGTAGTACTCCGTAAGAATGATTTTAAGGTAGGTGTATTAGGGACGACAAAGAAAATTGAAGTTCAAACTAGAACAAATATTGATTATGAGTATAGCGAATTGATAGGAAATTAATTTTGCGTATGAAAATAGATAAAAACTTTGGACTGGTTAGCGGTGGCTATGAGCTCAAGCTGATAGCAAAGCTAAATCGAAAAGTAAAGAAGCAACCTAGAAAGCATAAGAGAGACAGAAAGAAACGAAAGTATACGAGAGAAGTTGATTTGAGGTGTAGAAAATAGTGAAATATTTTTTAGTTTATATCGAAGCGAGTGGCATTTGGACAAATGTTTTAGTTAAAGCAAACAGTTTGGAAGAAGCAGAGGTTATAGCAGCATTGGAGGTTAATAATGATGGACCAAAATAAGTTTATGGCTAGGTACGATTTAAAACACCGTATGACAGAAAAAGAGTATAAGAGCTATAAGGCTGATTTAGATAAGGTGATAGAGCATGAGGCACTTAAGAAACTGATGAGCCTTGGAGAAGTAATTGGCGGTGCAAAATAAAAAAAGCGCTGGCCACATATCCAACGCTCCCACTTATATCTAACTAATTAATTATACCATAAGAGGGAGCGATTAAATGGAAATCGATTTAAAAAAAGCACAACAATTCCAGTTACAATTTTCAGGAATGGAAGTTGACACAATTAAAACAGCGGAAAAAGTGCGCAAGTTTTTTAAGAGTGATTATCAAAAATTATTGCGTGTAGCTGGTGTGCAGAGTAGCTTTATAAAATCGCCTGTTATCTCTGATGATCCACAATCGCCTTCCTTTGGTAACGGAATTGAGGATAAGTTAGTTAAAAAGCTATATGCACAAGAAACTTTAGTATGCGTGAGTAGAGCCATATCGGTACTTAGCTATGAAAGCAAGCAGATACTACTAGGTGCATACGTTGATAGATTAGAAGTTTGGAAAATGTGTGAACTTATCGGATGCGAACGGGCACAGTATCAGAATAAAAAACGAAGAGCTGAAAACGAATTTGCTGATGCTTTTGAGACGTGTTGCAGCTGGTGGAAAGATTTGCACGTTTACAAAAAATAAACTTGACATTTTTTTAAAAAAATGGAAAAATATTAACATGAAATAAACCGGGTAATCCTGGAGGAGGTTAATATTTTTATGAATAGTTTAGATGCATACGTTTCAAAAAACTGTGATCCTAGATTATTGGGGATATTGTCTTTCGCAATTCGTGAAGCATATAGGTATCTTCGGGAATTATTAAAAAATAACCCAATTTTAGAGAAGAGTGAAATGAAAAAGTGCATAGGACATATACGGAATGGTCTTGTTGATGTTGCTATTAAAGATGTTCTTCTGTCTTCAGGTATTGAGTGTAATATTCAAGACAAATCTGTTAGTAGATATCCAAATGGCTATACCTATCTTATGATTGAGGTTAAAGGTGCAATATTAACAACTGCAAAAACAGCGAGTGTGAGAAGTGTGCCAAAGAAGGCACTTCACAGGAGTAGAGGTAGCATACTAAACAGACAGTATAACCTTTTTGATAATGCAGATGATTTAAACGATGAATATGGAAGCAATACTCCAGCATATATTTTAGTCACATACGGTGGAAAAAATTATGAATTAGAGTATATAAATTTAGGTCTGCCAGATTTAGATGTAGAAAATTGGAAGGCTGTAAAAGACATAACGAATGTTCCCATGCTTATATCTAAAACACAGAAGAAGGAAGTAAAAGATAAGTTAAACTTGAAATTTACAGCTTATTCCCAGGAAAAGATGGGAGAATTGGAAAATGGAGAAAAGACTATTTAATGGAAAACAATTAACCTTTGCAAGAAAAGCGAGGGGGTTGACAATGAAAGCTTTAGCTGAGCAAGCTAATATTTCAAGACAAATGATTTCAAGTTATGAATCTGGAAAAACGATACCAACTGGTAAAAATATTTTGAAACTTGCCCAAGTGTTAGATTTCCCAAGTAGTTTTTTTTCTAGAGAAGTTGAGGCATTAACTTCTGATGGCATGTTTTTTAGAAGCCAAAGTGCAGCTACTAAAAGAGCTAGGGATATGCAAAAAATGGATTTGACTTTTTCAAATAGCATATACAACCTTCTAAAAAAATATGTGGAATTTCCAGTCGTTAATTTACCGCAGTTGTATGTTGATGATTATAAAGAACTGACTTCTGAAATTATAAAAGATAAAGCTACTGAGTTAAGGGAAATATGGGGTATAGATAATAATTCACCTATTCCAAATTTAATCAGAATAATGGAAGCAAATGGATTCATAGTAACTAAATCGAATATGGAAAACCCAAAAATTGATGCTGTTTCTAAGTGGGTTTTAGATAGACCTTTTGTTATATTTACAGATAATGGTGAATCAGCAGTAAGAAGAAGGTTTAATGCAGCACATGAAATAGGACATATTATACTACATTCAGAAATTGAGAGCATATATAATCTCAATGCTACTGAACTAAAAAAGATAGAGAAACAGGCGAATGAATTTGCCTCATATTTTTTACTACCAGATGACGCTTTCCTTGATTCTCTAGTCACAATTAATTTAGAAGGATTTATCCAATTAAAAAAATACTGGTTGGTTTCTATAGGTGCTATGGTCATGAAAACTTATAATTTAGGGATATTGAATGATAACCAATATACTTATATACAGAAGAAAATGTCTAAAAATAGGTGGAAAAAAGTAGAGCCTTTAGATAATGAATTAAATGTTGAACAGCCAAGTGTTTTTTTGGAAGTGTATAAAATGTTAGTTGAGAGTGGATTATTCAATAATATTTCTTTGAATACAAAAATCGGATTACCTCAAGACTATTTAAGGAATATGATAGGTGATTGTATTTTGGTAAAGCCTAAGGCAACTGATGATGTTCATTTAAGGCTAATTAAGTAAATTTTAGATACGAAGTATTAAAAAGTACTATTTATAACAGTGTTGTAGTTGGGATAATTAATTTGAGGTGAATAAAAGATGAAAGCCGTTAATTTAAATAGTTTTGGATATACTGTTTGGAAGGGAAATAAAATATATCCTGCGAGTTTCCAGTGCGGTTACTGTGGCAGTTATGTAACGAGCAACTACGGAATGGCATTGGGGTACGGAGAGGAATATAATTTTTATAATAATAAACCGTATGGGGTGTATATATGCACAAAGTGCAATAAACCAACGTTTATTCCTAGTGAAGGAATACAAATTCCAGGAAGTAAGTTTGGCAGTGATGTAAAAGGGGTATCAGAAATTGTTAATACCATTTACAATGAAGCTCGTGATTGTTATGCAGCTGATGCTTATACAGGAACGGTGTTACTTTCTAGGAAATTATTAATGCATATCGCTATAGATTTAGGCGCAAATGAAGGAAAAAATTTTAAAGAATATGTAGATTTTTTAGCTAATGAGGGTTTTATTACTGCTAAGAGCCGTGGCTGGGTTGATGTGATACGAAAAATTAGTAACGCATCAAACCACGAATTAGTAAAAAACACTAAGGAAGATGCAAAAAATCTCCTGCAGTTTTGTGAGATGATTTTAAAAACAAATTATGAATATCCAAGTTCTTTAAAATGAACGACTACTAGCTAAGGTGCTATTTTGATGTAAAACAAAAATCAGACATAATTTATACAAAAATCATACACGTAGTATACACAGTGAGTACTATACTGATAGTGTGTTGATAGCACAAAAAATATTGATCTTATTTTAAATCTTAGAACTTTTGCCATAGGGTCTCTCCTGGTTGAGAGTAAACTGCGAGCATGCCGTGATGTATGCAGGTTTGCTGTTGTTCTTTATCAGCAGCATTTATGCAAGCTCCGGCTAAAAACCAAACGCGATTGGGTGGCTGGGTTAGAAAACTCGGTGGTGCAATTCCAAATGCTTGCGCTTAATGTTAAAGTCAGTCTAACCAGGCTGGCTTTTTATTTTGGAGAAAGGGAGCAATATGAAACAGACAAAAGACGTTGCTCTTGTGAGCTGTGGCTTAGAAGAATATTTGATCAATAAGCTTGATCGTGAGACTAGCAAGAAAGACGGCAAGAAGTAATTGAACTAAATTACAAATTAGGAGGTGGGTGATATGAAGTGAGTCGCATTGAAGATGCTGAAAAGGACTATTTAGCCGGAATGAAGTATAAGGACATCGCCGAAAAGTATGGCGTGTCGATCAACACTGTAAAATCTTGGAAAAGTCGTAATGGTTGGCAAAGGGATGCAACCAAGAAAAAGGGTGCATACAAAAAACAAAAAAGGGTGCACACAAAAAAGAGCAAAGTTGCACAGGCAAGAAGTCCAAATGTGATCGATGAGCTAGTAGAAAATGATGATCTAAAAGACCGTCAGAAAGCCTTTTGTTTGTATTATTTGCAACGATACAATGCTACTTGGGCGTATCAAAAAGCGTACGGTGCTGACTATGAAACAGCTAGAACAAACGGTCCTAGATTGCTCGCAAATGCTCGCATAAAAAAGCAACTCACAGAGTTAAAAAAACAGCAGTCTGCTGAACTTTATGCAACGGCTAATGATATTATGCTCAGCTACCTTAAACAAGCTCACAGCGACGTTACAGACGTTTTAGAATTTAAGACAGTTAAGCGCCTTAAGTGGAATAAAGTACCTGACGACACGGGTGAGTATGAAGATGCTAATGGACATTATCGTTTAGATCCTAAAATCGACCCAGAAACAGGAGAACAAGCATTCTATTATGAAAATCTAGTCTTGCTTAAAGATAGCAGTAAGGTCGACACGTCTAACATCAAGAGTATTCGTATCAACGATGGTGAAGCTGTTGTTGAGATGTATGATAAGCAAAAAGCGATGAAAGAGTTGCTTGAGCGTCTGCCAAGTGCTGACGATACAAGCGACAAACCTAAGACAGTTGTTTTAAATGACATTGAGGAGGCTAAACAAGATGACTAATGTTGTAAAATTATCTGAACAGATAAACCCACATTTCTACGGTATGTGGAATACTAAAAAGCCTTATATCATCGCTAAGGGTGGTCGTGGGTCATTCAAGTCATCTGTGATCAGTTTGCGCTTAGTTGTCAATGTGTTGCAACAAGTACAAGAAAATCGCAAAGCTAATGTGATCTGTGTGCGTGAGAATGCAACATACTTGCGCGATAGTGTCTATAATCAAATTTTGTGGGCGATGGATCTATTGCATGTATCTGATGAGTTCAGAGCATACTCATCCCCGCTAAGGATCGTTCATAGACGGACAGGGAGCACGTTTTACTTTTATGGTGCCGATGATCCGTTCAAGCTTAAATCAAATACGGTGCGTGATATTGTTTCGGTATGGTTTGAGGAGGCTGCGAACATGAAGGGCCCAGATGTATTTGATCAAGCGATACCGACATTTATCCGTCAAAAAGCAAGGTATATTGATACGGTGCAAGTGTTCTTTAGTTATAACCCACCAAGAAACCCTTATGATTGGGTAAATGAGTGGGTGACTGATAAAGAAAGCGATCCAGACTACTTTATTGACACAAGCACTTATCTTGATGACGAGTTAGGGTTTACGACTGAACAACAACTAAAGCTCATCGAAAAGTACAAAGAAAATGATCCAGACTATTATCGGTGGCTTTACTTAGGTGAAGTCGTAGGACTTGGTACTAACGTCTATAACTTCGATTTATTCAAAAGGGCGGACCAGATACCTGATAATGATTATCTGACTGATCTTTATTTTTCAATGGATATTGGTCACGATGTATCTGCAACTACTTGTGGCGCTTATGGTCTGTCAGTGAACGGTAATCTTTATGTGTTAGATACGTATTATTACAGCCCAGCGGGTAAGGTGCGAAAAAAGCCACCGACAGAACTAGCGCAAGATGTGCATGATTTCGTTGAAGAGATATGCGATCGCTATAATATGGATCCAGCCAATATGACAGCAGATAGTGCTGATGGTGCGTTAGATAACCAGTATTATTCAATGTTTGGCATACATTGGCACAAAGTAGCTAAAAAGAAAAAAGTTGAGATGATCGACCGAGCGCAGGATATGCTTGCGCAAGGTCGTATTTTTGTGCTGGATATTGAAAATAATCAAGTCTTTTTATCCGAACATCGTGACTATCGGTGGGACGAGAAAACATTGAATAGCGATGATCCTAAAGTTATCAAGGAAAAAGATCATACTTGCGATCAGTTCATGTATCTGTGCTTGGATAACGAACGTGACTTTGACTTGAAGTGGTAAAGGAGGCGACAACATGGGCGTGCTTTCAACGGTAAAAAATTGGTTTAGGAAAGGTGGTGCAAGTTTAGGCATGATAAAGAGTTTGACGTTAGTTACTGATGATAGACGGATCGCAATGGACCCAAGCGAATATACACGCATAAACGTAGCTAAGAAGTATTATTCTAACGATTTTAAGCCTATTGAATTTATTAATAGCTATGGCGATAAGCGTACGCGTAAGTATGAAGCTGTCAACGTAACTAAGTTAGCTGCAAGACGATTAGCCTCGATCATCTTTAACGAGGGATGCAAGGTCGAGATCGGAGATGACAAGAAGGCAAATGACTTGCTTGAAAGCGTCTTTTTAGATAATGAGTTCTACTTAACTTTTGAAGAATACCTTGAAAAATGGATCGCTTTAGGTAGTGGAGCTATCAGACCTTATGTACAAGATGACAAGATAAAACTTGCTTGGATCACGGCAGACCAATTTTATCCGTTGCATGTTAATACAAACGATGTCAAAGAAGCTGCAATCGCAAGTAAGACAACAGCCGTCGAAGATGACAAGAATATTTACTATACGCTCCTTGAGTTTCACGAATGGCAAGGCGACAACTATGTGATCACAAATGAGCTTTACCGATCGGATAGCGCTGATAGTGTTGGTGTACAGGTGCCGTTAAGTTCAATCGATGAATATGCTGATACGCAAGAAACGGCGACGCTAACGGGTCTAGTTAAACCTTTGTTCGCTTTCTTCAAGACTCCCGGGGCTAACAACAAAATGTTAGAAAGCCCGTTGGGGTTAGGTTTGATCGATAACGCTAGATCGACAGTAGATGCGATTAATCGAACCCATGATGAATTTATTTGGGACGTTAGATCAGGCAAAAGACGTATGGTAGTTCCTAAGTCGTGGTTAAAACGTCCAAATGCTAATTCAAGGCGGAGAGATAATGATACTCATCCACCAATGTTTGATCCAGATGAAACAGTTTACCAAGCTATGTACGGTGATGATGACGCTATTGGCTTTCATGATATGTCTGTTGCAATCCGTGTGGATCAGTATTCAAGCACAATGGAATTTTTCTTGCATGAGTTTGAAAACGAGATCGGACTCTCGCAAGGAACGTTTACCCAAAGTGCCAGCGGTATACAAACTGCGACAGAAGTAGTTTCAAACAATTCAATGACGTATCAAACTAGATCAAGTTATCTGACCATGGTCGAAAAGACGATCACTCAGTTAGTAGACGCTATTTTAGAGCTTGCTCAATGTGGCGAACTCTTTAGCGATGGTAAAGCTCGCTGGACTGGTGATGTGCAAAAGGTCAATATTAACATCGATTTCAACGATGGTGTATTTATTGATCAAGATGCGCAACTGAAAAACGATCTGCAAGCTTTATCTGCTAATGCTTTACCTCTAAAACAGTTTTGGATGCGCAATTATAGCTTGGATGAGGCGACTGCTGATGAATGGATGCAACAACTCAACAGTGAAAAGGTTGGTAATGATCCTGATCCAAGTGGTGAGGTAGGCTTGTTCGGAGGTGCTGACGATGGAACTAGAACAGATGTTGGCGAAAGCGGACAAGATAGCTGATTATTACGTTAAGTTACAACAAAAGATCTTTTATTTGCTGATAGATAACTTCAAGACGACGAGGCCTGAGTTAATAAATCAAGATGATCCAGATAGTATTTTAGAATGGCGTCTAAGAGCTTTAGCTAAAATTGGCGCGCTTACTAAAGATACGATCCGAGTTGTCGCAAATACCTCTGGAAAAGCTGAGAGCTACATCTATGATTTGGTTAAAAATGATGGGCTAGAAGTCGCAAAGGACATCAATGCTGAACTATCAGATGCGCTGAAACAAAATAAGCCAATCAGTCCAGAAGTGAACAGCATCGTTAATAGTTACGCTGCGCAAACATTTAGAGATATTGATAACAATGTCAATCAGTCGCTATTATCCACTAATCGTGCGAGAAATGGGGCTGTGAGAGTTTATCAAGATATTATCAATCAAACAGTCTTAGAAGTGCAAACAGGTCTCAAAACGCCTGACAGAGCCTTAAAGGACAATATCTATAAATGGCGTGATAATGGTATCAAAACTAATTTGGTAGACAAAGCCGGACACAACTGGAGCTTAGAGGGCTATACTCGCACTGTGATCCGTACTACTACAGCTAGAACTTATAATGATCTGCGCATTCAAAGCATGAAAGATTTTGATAGTGTGCTAGCAACTATGTCTAGTCATCCAGCATCAAGACCTGCATGCGCCCCTATTCAAGGAAAGATAGTCAATATCGTCCCAAGAGAAAGTTCAAGATATGATCCTGAATATCCTAGCATCTATGATCACGGTTACGGTAAGCCAAGTGGGTGCTTTGGTATAAACTGTGGTCATAAGTTATATCCGTATATCAAAGGGGTATCGCATAATTTTCAAAAGCAGTACGATCCTAAAGAAGCGATTGAAAAGCAAAAGATCCAACAAAAGCAACGATACTACGAGAGAAATATCAGACGTCTAAAGTACAATTTAGATCTTGCCAGACGTCAAAATGACGTATCAAGTGAGAGAAAGTTCAATCAAGCTATTAGAGGTTATCAAGCTAAGTTACGTGATCTAGTGAAATATAATGACTTCTTGACACGGCAGTACGATCGTGAACAAATAATTTCACCAAATAGGGCAGTAATTGAGCAATTTAGGCAAGATATAAGGTATAATATGAACAGAAAGAAAGTAGTTGATAAAACATCTGTTCCGATAAGTCGACCAGAGTTGAATAGGATAACAAAAAGCTTTAGAAAGTCTGGTGGTAAGATCCTTATGGGACCTGAAATAGATGAAAGACTTTCGAATATCGGTGCGGAAGCTTCAATTATTGGCGATGATTTGATAATGTTTTCTTCTAAAGCAGGTAGAGCAGCAATTCACGAAGAATTAATACATGCAAAGCAGAAACGAGCTCACGGTGAGCCTAAAAATAATGCAGAAATTTATAGGCGAGAAATTGAGGCAGGAAATATTTTGCTTGAAAATTCTGATAAGTGGAAACTTACAGAACAAGAGATAGAAAACACAAGATTGCTCATTAAGAAATATACAAAAGACTTAGAAGATTTGAGGGATGGCGAATGAAAGCATTGGATGTTTATTACTTAGATTTTAAAGATACAACTTGCATTACTGTCCCTAGTCTCGAGTTTAAAGTGGGACAGAAAATTAGTGATGAACAAGGTAATATTTTTGAAATAAAGGGCTTATCAACATTTAGTGGCTTAACAGCTAGAAGGGATGTTTTAAATCTTATTGTTCAAGGGAAATTCGAAGGAAACACAGTAACTTTACTTTAGCATCGGGAAACCGGTGCTTTTTTGTTACAAGAAAGGAATGTATAGCTATGAAAAAGAATGTTGTTGAAGTTTGTGATTTTTGTGGTGCTGAGATTACAGATGAATTACTTGGTGTAAGTCCAGAAAATGATAATGTCTTGATCTGTGAAGAATGCGTTGAAAAAGCACAAAAAAATTTACAAGATGCAAAGGGAAATAAGGTAGGTGTCAGTGTTTTTGGAATCAAATATAATGGAGACACTAAAGCCTCAACTGTTGACGTTACCTTAGATTTAAAACTTTGGTGTAAGCCTACTTTCGATAATATGAAGCTAGTTGAAAAACTTGGACGGAACATCAACGACATGAAACTCTAATATTTGACCTAAGCAAGTCGTAAAAAGGCTTATTTTTTATGCGATCAGATCAGCGTGGAGCGTTCCACGTAAAATAAATACGTTAGGAGGTATCGCATAATGCAACGAGAATTTTTGCAGAATTTAGGACTTAGTGACGATCAAGTGCAAGCCGTTTTGATTCAACATGGTAAGTCGACAAATGAGATCAAGGGAAAACTTGCACGAGCAGAAGAACAGGTAGCAGATTTGCAAAATCAAATCGGTGATCGTGACAAACAACTGAAGAAACTTGAGAAGACTGTTGGTGATAATCAAGAGTTAGCCCAAGAAATTGATAAGTTGCGAAAAGAAAATGAGCAAACTGCCAAAGATTATCAAAGTAAGATCACGAAGCAAGCTAAAGATTTTGCAATCACTAATGCTTTGAAAGATGCAGGGGCTAAAAATACCAAAGCGGTTCTTGCTCTGTTAGATTTAGACAAGGTATCTGTTGATGAAGATGGTCAGCTATTCGGAATTGCCGAACAGTTAGAAGAACTTCAAAAGACGGATGCCTATTTGTTTACACCAAAACAAATAGAACTAGAGAAAAAGGGCCCTGTCAACCTGTTTGCTGGTGGTAATCCTAGTTCTAACGTGGCTAAGGATCCTAAGAATATGTCATTAGACGAACAGACTGATCTATATCGCAAAGATCCTTCGCAATGGCAAAGTTTGTTCGGCAATAACAATAAATAGAAAGGTGGAATTTTAATGACAACACATTTATCAGATATGATTGTTCCTGAGGTCTTTGGGAACTATGTATTAAATACGGCACTTAAAACCAACCGCTTTGTGCAAAGTGGTATTTTGACACCAGATCCAGATCTTGGACCACATTTGTTGGAAGCAGGTACAAAGATTACAGTGCCATTTATCAATGATTTAGACGGCGACCCGGACAACTGGACAGATACTGACAATATCTCTGTAAATCAACTTACATCAGGTAAACAACTAGGTTTGAAATTTTATCAAAGTAAAGCCTTTGGTTATTCTTCACTGTCACAAATGATCTCCGGGGCCCCTATCCAAACAACTATCGGTAATCGTTTTGCAAGCTTCTGGACTCGCGCTGATGAGAAAATGCTATTAGCGGTTTTGGATGGTGTTATGGGTGTAACGAAGGTTAAAAACAGCAAATTCTATGATGCAACTTCTAAGACGCCAACAGACGCAGCTTTCAGTGCCAAAGGTTTTATTGCAGCCATTGGTTTGATGGGCGATTTGCAAGATACTTCATTTGGAGCAATTGCCGTTAACTCTGCTACCTACTCAATGATGAAGCTACAAGGGCTTATCGAAACTATTCAGCCTCAAAATGGTGCTATTCCTTTTGAAGCATATAATGGCTTACGAATTGTTCTGGATGATGATATCCCTGTTGATCTGACTAACAAGCAAAAGCCAACAACAACGTCTTATATCTTTGCTCCAGGAGCAGTTCGTTATTCTAGCGTTTTGGCAAGTACTGAAACTAAGTATGATCCGATCGAAAATGGTGGGACAGATGCGATTGTTCAAAAGCGTGTAGGAACGATTCACGTTGCTGGCACGTCAGTTAAAGCATCATTCGCACCAGCTAAGGGAAACTTCCCGACGATGGAAGAGTTTGGTAAGTCCAGCACTTGGGAAGTTGTAGATGGCATTGATCCGCGTACGATCGGTGTTGTGGCATACAAAGCTGAATTAGATCCTGCATTAGTTCCGGGGGCAGAAGTTGCAACAAGTGGCATAGGAGCTTAAGAGAGGACTGAGCTAAATGCTGAGCTTTTCGGAGTACCAAGAACTTGGTGGACAAGTAAGAGATGAAGAGGTATATATCAAGCTGGAACGGGATGCGACAAAGCTTTTGAATACAGCTACACAAATGTTTTACATCAGAAACAACATTGATGAAGATCCAGATCAATGGCGTGTTAAGATGTTCAAATTGGCTTTAGTCGCTCAGATTGATTACACAAATGATGTTGGTGCATCAACTGAATATGATATGGCTCAAAAAGCAGTGAAAAGCGTCTCCATTGACGGAACCACTGTTACAACAGAGGGAACGTTCAAGGATAGCAGTACAAAAGGTGTCTATAATGTCGCTTTAGATTATCTCTATCAGACGGGCCTATTATTTGGGGGTGTGGACGTATGTTGAAACCGCCAAAGAGCATGTGCAATCAAAGCATTGTCTTGAAGCTTAAAGTTGAAGATCCTGACGACATTTACGGCGAGTCTACTAATTTCAACGAGATCAAATTAGATAATTGCGTGGTCCATGCTCGAACTGTTTATGAAGGATCTAATAACAATCGGCAGATCGTATCTAATGCGACAATCATGTTATATGCTGGAATCACTACTCCGTTTATTGAGTTGACCAAAAATCATCTTGGATCAAAGATCGAGTATAACGGTGTTGAATACACTTTGACAAACGTCAGTGAGTCCAGAGATCCTTTTAGCAATGAACTTTATCAATATAAATTGGGAGTGATCTGAGTGGGGATCAGAGTTGATATCCATAGCGATGGACTAGGGAGAAAATTTAGTCATGCTAGTTTAGTTCGTGGGCGAAAGGCAGCGGCTAATGACGCGCATCAAGCAATGGAAAAGTATGTGCCTATGCTTCACACAGATGCTTCTACAAATTTACGGAGCATGTCATTTGTGAATAGTGATGGGACTAGTATCAACTACAGTGCTGTGTATGCCAGAGCCCAGTTCTACGGTTTTGTTGGTCGCGCTCCGGGATATCGCGTGCATAATTACACGACCCCGGGTACTTCAAGGCGTTGGGATCTACGGCTAAAAGGTAATAAGCATGATATGGCATTAGTCAAAGAAGCTTTTGTAAAGGGGGCTCAGTGGCATGGATCTTGATCTTCAAGAATCATTAGCAAAGTCGATCATGAAAGGCACAGGGTTAAAACTCAAAGTCTCATATCTTTCACCAGATAGCGACATCGGCTTAGTTCCTGTGCAAGGATCGCACGTTGTTGAGGCTGACTACTCAGGGAATCAGCTTTGGCAATACAATTATGCGATCACGATCAAAACCAAAAGCGCACGAGAGGCTAAAGAAAAATTATTTGCGATTAGTAACTACTTGAACGGTTTAGATGAACTATTAAGCGATAATGGTAGTTTCCGGTTCAACAATTTAGAAGTATCGAGTGCGCCAAGTGAATTATTAGAAGATACAGCAGGAACGGTGATGTATGAATTAGACATCGCCGTTTTTGTATACACAAAACGATAGGAGGCCGTATAAATGGCGAAAAATACAAAACCCATTGCGGGTACAGAATTAACTACAAATGGCGCAGCGCTAAACGTTGTTAATAAATTATATCTTGATACAACAGATGCAACAGACTTAGATGATGTTACTACAGGTAAATGGGCGTGGTTAGCGTTAGATATTACGCAGATCACACCAAGTGCCAACGAAACATCACAATCTGATGCTGACTATGCTGGTAATGGTTTTGGATCTACTGAGGTCACATCAAAACGTTATCAATTAGCGGTTACTGGTAAGCGTCATATTGGGGATGCTGCACAAGATTATGTTGCATCTAAACAATTTGCGATCGGTAACGCATTGCATACGCGTGCTCTTTGGATTGATAATGGTGAAGCCATTTTAGCAGAAGTAACACTCTCTAACATCGTTCCAACTGGTGGGAACGCTAATGCTAATCAAACCTTCCAAGTTACGATCGTATTTAACGGTGCACCGGTTGCTATCGATGGCAAGCTGACTATGAGCGATAGCCCAGATAGTGGCGGAACATACACAGCAACAGTTGCACCACAACTGTAATCACACCAAGCCAAAACTAGAAACATAAAATTTAAAAACAGAGACGAGAAAAGTGAGACGAAATAAGAAAGGGTAATTTAATGTCAGTACTTAACTTAGATCAAAAATTAACAGTCGATAACAAAAAGACCGTACAAATCGGTGGTAAAGAATATGAGCTTATCTTTAACGATAAATTTGCCAAGCTTGTAACTGATATGCAACTTAAGGTGGCAGAAGCAACAAAAGATTTTGATGACGATGCTAAACTAGAGCAATTTGCCAAGAAAGAATATGCCGAACAAAAAGAACAGTTAATGGCAGCCTTCGATAAAGGCAAGGTAGTAGTTGTTGACGCCTTAGATCAACTGTTAGGCGAAGGTGAGGGCGAACGCTTGTATAAGTACTACAATGAATCAACTCAAGCATTGACTGCCTTGGTTGCCTTATTGAATAATGCTGCAAATGATGCTGTGCGTGAAAATAAAGCTAAAAACCGTGCAGAACGTCGAGCTAAGTACAAGAAAAACCACTAGAGGTGACGTAATATGCTAAGTTTAACGCGAGATCCGTTAAATAAAGTGATCTTCGAGGGTAAAACATACCACCTAGACTTAGCTTTTGATACTGTTATCCAATACTTGCAGTTATCTTCTGATGCAGATCTATCGGATGCTGAAAAGACCGATTGTGCGATCAAACTTTTTTTAGATGATCAAGATCTTCCCAGTGATCCAAATTTTTACGAGTTAGTATTTGATGCGATAAGCAAAGAAATAACCTCAGAACCTTACGGAAATAATGTGCAGGGTGGAAATCCTTTTGGACTAGCGCCAATTAAGTATTTTGATTACGTACAAGACGCAGAAGCAATCTTTGCGAGCTTTATGAGTGAGTACCATATTAATTTACTTGAGCAGCGCGGGAAAATGCACTGGCGAACGTTCAAAGCATTATTTGACGGTTTGAGCGATAGATCTTATATGCAACGCATAATCACCATTAGACAGCGAGATTTAAGCGAGATCGATGATAGTAAAGCGCAACAGCAGTTGAACGAAGCAAAGAACTACTATATGTTAGATGATTCAAGCGTTACAGAAGAAAAACAGGATCAAGTTGAACAAACGTCAGCACTGTCAGCTATGTTTAAAGCTATGCAAGGTCAAGTTAGGAAAGGGGGCTAGTGAATGGCAGCAGATGCAAGTGTCGTTATTGATTTTGATGTCAAGACGCAACAACTGGAGTCAGACAAAGAACAAATTAATAAGATCTTGTCAGCGATCGGTGAAAATACCGGTGACAAGATGGATGATGAATTTAAAAAGTCAGCTGATAATGTTGTCAGCGAAGCCAAAGCTGTCAAAAAAGATGTTGACAACGAACTAAAGAAGCCAACAGCTACGATCACACCTAAAGTTGATGATAGCGAAGCTCAAAAAGGTACGCAAAAAGTCATCACTAGCCTCCGTAAGCTTCCAAAAGAGCAAAAGGTAAAGTTAGACGCTGATGCTAAAAAAGCCGGCATAGATGATTTTACAAGCCTTTTAAAGCGAGTACCTAAAAAACTACGTACAGAGATCCTAGCACAAGCACAAAAAGATGAAGTGATCGATTATGAATCTTTGCTCAAAAGAATACCGCCTAAGCTACTGACAGATGTCCAGTTAAACGATAATGCTAGTGATAAACTCAAGGCTATCCGAAGTGAGGTCGAGAGTACAGAAACAGGCTTTGCACGTCTAAAGACGATCGTTGCTGGCTCGTTTCTTGGTGGCGCTGTTTTGAGCGGTGTTACTACCGTTGTAGATGGTTTAAAGGATATTGCAGTTGAAGGGGCAAATGCTTCGGATGCAATGGATAAGTTTAGATCCACGATGCAACTTGGCGGTTTCGGTGAAGAGGAAATCAAGAAGACATCTGATGAGGTTATGGAATACGCCAATAAGACGGTCTATGATCTTGATGACATTTCAAACACAACAGCTCAGTTAGCCGCTAACGGCATCAAGAACTATATGGGCTTAACGGAAGCCGCGGGGAACTTAAATGCTCAAGCCGGTGGTAATGCTGAAACGTTTAAATCTGTCGCAATGATGCTTACTCAAACCGCCGGAGCTGGTAAACTGACTACCGAAAACTGGAACCAATTAGCCGATGCGATCCCCGGGGCGTCTGGTGTACTTCAAAAAGCAATGAAAGATGCTGGAGCATATACAGGTAACTTTAGGGATGCGATGGCTGATGGGCAGATCACAGCTGACGAATTTGCTGACGCGATCACTAAATTAGGTCAAACAGATGGCGCTAAAAAGGCGGCTGAATCAACTAAAACGTTTGAAGGTGCGATCGGTAACCTGCAAGCGGCAGTTGTCGACGGTATGAAGAACATCATTGACGCATTTGGTAAAGATAAGTTTACGGGCCCTATCAATGGTCTGGGTAACATTGTTCAAGATACGTTTAGCAAGATTACAAAGACAATCGAAAATAACAAAAAAGTCATCGATGCGCTTGGTGGCGTATTTTCCGGTGTATTTGGAGCAATCGGTAACACTTTATCAATGTTTGCGATGAGTTTCAAGGCGAACGTGGCGGGTGTGTTGAATAATAAAGAAGTCACTCAAAATGTCGAAAGTTTTAAGAAGAGCTTTGATCGAGTGATGGAAGCAATCAAGCCTATCGAACAAGCAATCGGTGGGCTTTTAGGCGTGATCGCAGGTGGCGCATTTTCGCTAGCTGTGGATATTGTAAGGAGTTTAGCTAAGGGGTTAGGACTAACAGGCGATGAAGCTGATAAAGCTAAGGGTAAAATGGACTTTAGCGGTGTTGCACGCGTATTTTCAACTGTTTCACAATCTTTAAACATTGTCTTGGATTTTATTAAGCCAGTAGTTCGAGCATTAGGAGAAATGGCGGGCGTCATTGCTAAGTCAGCATTCGCTACATTCGCGGATGTGCTCAATGCTGTTGGTAAAGCGTTAGGTGCTGCATTTGATAAGATCTCGCCATTAATTCCAGCGTTGGGTGATGCTGATAAGAATATGTCCGCTATAGCTAAACACGAAGGTGCACTAAAAGCGGTTGGAGTTGCGTTAGGATCGATTGCTACTGCCTTCACAGCGATAAAAGCTGCGTCTGCAGTTGGTAGTGTTGTTTCGTCAGCAGCATCTGCATTCATGCTACTTTCTGGTGCTATTGATATTGTAGGGGCATCACTTTTGGTTTTTGGTGACTTCCTTGCTGCTAATCCAATAGTAGCAATTATCGGTGTAGTTATTGCTTTGGGTGTCGCTGTTTATGAGGCTTATAAGCATTTTAAACCGTTCAGAGATTGGGTGAATAAAACTTGGGATGCACTCAAGAGTTTTGGATCTGGAGTCGCTAAAGTCGGCAAACAGATCTATCACGGTATCGTTGATGGTATATCAGACGTGGTCAGTTGGATCAAGAAGAACTGGAAAGGTCTAGGTCTATTACTCGTTAACCCGATCGCAGGAGCTATTAAGCTATTGTATGACAACAATAAAGGCTTTAAGAAGTGGGCTGATAGCGTTATTGATACGATCAAGAACGCTTGGAAAAGTGCAACGAAAGCTTTAGTGAAAGTTTGGGAATCGATTGTTGATGGCATAGTAAAAGTCTGGAAGCCGTTGAGCAAGGCACTGTCTGTTACTTGGGATGCTATCAAGAAAGTTGCTGAGATCACATTTAAGGCGATTGGTGCCGTGATCTTAGCGCCTATAGTCCTAGTGTCAGCTACGATCGTCGCCATCTGGAAAGCTGTGCATAAACCACTTGAAGCGGCTTGGAAAGCAATATCTAAAACCGCTTCAAGCGTCTGGAACAGTATCAAAAAGACAACTGAAAAAGTCTGGAATGGTATCAAAGACACCGTGATTGATGTTTCGCTGGCAATTTATAAGCCTGTCAAAAAAGCGTGGGATAAGGTAGTCCAAGTTGTTACAGATCTTTGGAACGGACTGAAAAAGACAGCATCTAAAATCTGGAACGGCATTAAAGATGCAGTGGTGGATACAACAGAAGCTGTTTATAAGCCAGTGCATAAAGCTTTCACTAAAGTCGGTAACTGGATCGGAGACAAATGGGATAATATCAAAAAATTCACGTCCGATAAATGGAATAGCATCAAAGATACGATTGGTAACATGACCGATAAAGCGCACAGTGTTGCCAAAAGGAATACCGAAGCTTTGAAATCGTCAGTTAGTGAGAAGTGGGATGCTGTAAAAAGCGTGACTGGTAAAGCGTGGGGGAGTGTCAGCGATTATGTCGGCGAACACAGCGCAAACGCTAAAAATAAAGCATCAAAAAACTTTAACGCTTTGAAAGATACCATGTCTAGCATTCTCGATTCTATTAGTCAAACTTGGAAGCGTGTTTGGAGTGGTATCTCAGATTATTTCTCTGGTATTTGGGATAGCATCAAGAAAAATGCTAGAAATGGCTTAAACGCTGTCATTGATTTCCTTAATGGCGGTATTGGTGGAATCAACAACGTCGTTCACTTTTTCGGCGGTAAGAAACAAACGATTTCACCAATACTTAAACTTGCTAAGGGTGGTCGAATGTCACGATCAACATTAGCTCTGGTCAATGACGAAGAAAGCCCAACTTATCGAGAAGCAATTTTCAGGCGTGACGGATCGGTTGAAGTGCCAAAAGAGCGTAACGTCTTAACACACCTCGAAGCCGGTGATGCTGTTATGCCAGCCAAACAAACAGCTATGCTTTTAGGGTTGCCGCAGTATAAAGGCGGTTTTGGCGACTGGTTAGGAAAGGCCGCCGACTGGATTGGTAATGTTAGCGGAGACATTGGTGAATGGGTAGCAGACAAGATTGACCAACTTGAGGATGCTTTAAAAGATCCATTAGGAGTATTAAAGAGATTATTTGATAATAGAAAGAATGACGCAACGGCAATTTGGCATACAATCGGAGAAGGTGCTGGAAGGTATTTACCAGAAACAGCAGTAAACTGGTTCAAAAATACTCTTGCTGGATTCAAGAAGAAATTCGATGAATCTGGTGGCAATCCTCCAGGTGCTGGTACTGAGCGTTGGAAGCCCTATGTAAAAAAGGCTTTAGCAGCTAACGGTTTGCCAACATCCGAATCGTATGTACAAGCGTGGTTGCGCCAAATCCAAAGTGAATCTGGTGGTAATCCTAAAGCGGTACAAGGTGGCTATGTTGATATTAATACACTGACTGGCGACTTAGCTAAAGGACTTCTACAAACGATTTCAAGGACTTTTAATGCGTATGCTTTCCCAGGCCATAAAAATATTTTTAATGGTTACGATAATATGTTAGCGGCTATTCACTATGCTAAGGCACGGTATGGCAGTCGTATGCTTTCTGTTATTGGCCATGGTCATGGGTATGCTAATGGTGGGCACATATATAGTAAGCAACTAGCATGGCTTGCTGAGGATGGTGATGAGTTTGTAATTAATAACCGTAAACCTAATGCAGATATGCTACTTGCTAGTGCAATTAAACAACGTGCAGAAATCAATCCAAATAGCTTTAGTGCTAAAATTGCTCATATCATCGACAGTGCTAAATTTAGCGGTTCAAATGGTTACGGTATGGCACCAAGTACAAGCCAACCAAATACTGTTACACGGACAGCGCAAAGCTATGAAGTTACTGACTATAGCAAACAGATCGAAGCAATCAACCACAAACTTGACATCATTGCAGATAAGCAAGTCAAAGTTGATGGCAGAAGTTTTGCAGTCGCTTATGAAAAATACGGATCGCATGAGCGCAATCAAAGAAACATTTTAGAACAAAGGGGGTTAGCGGTAGATGTCAACTTCTAATAAAGCGTATGGCTTTACGTTCAACGGTAGACATTCTAGCGAGTTCGGTATAAGGATCTTAGATACTAAACAAGTGACGCTACCTCAAAAAAGAAAAAGCTTGATCCAGTTACCATACAGCTCGAAACAAGTCGATCTAAGCAATGTCTACGGTGAAAACGTCTATGATGAACGTACAATCACGTTTCCTTGTAAGATCGCATACGGGCGTGAAGATCCATACGAGCTATACAATAAAGTTACTGAGATCACACGTTGGTTATATCAACCAATAGGAAAAAGCTTATTGCGTGATGACGCAATGCCAAACTATGCTTTCATGGGTGAAGTTCAAGTAGCACCTACGCTAGAAGAAAACTACAATTTTTCTAAACTAACGATTACGTTCCAGTGTGATGCTTATCGCTTAAAGAAACGGTTTGATGACGTGTGGGATCCATTTAGTTTTGATCTAGACGCAGCGCAAGAAACCGAATTCGATGTCAAAGAGTTTGAAAATCTGATGTTGATCAATACAGGCGATCGTGAAGCTGAACTGTCAGTTATTTGCGAGAACCCAGTCAATCTAATTTTGAACGACCAGCGCTACCATTTGCGATCAGGCGTCAATTCTACCGTTATTAACGAGAACTTGATTCTACCAAAAGGTGAGAGTCTAGTCACAATTGTTGGCAATGGCAAAGTATCATTTGACTGGACAGAAGAGGTGATCTGATGAGTAAAGGCTACAGAGTTACGATTAGAGAAGGCTGGAACGGTCCAGAGATGTTGCTAAACTCTGATGTATATCAACGCATCAGGCTAGTATCTGCGACAGTCTCTAAAAGTGTCAGCGCCTATGACAGCTTCACGTTTACACTAGATCCATCACATAAACTCTATGCGATCATTAAGCCGTATAAGTTCTTTGTCAAAGTGACACGTCCAGATAAAAACAAAGTCCTGTTTGAGGGCCGTGTTTTGACTTATTCAGACAGCATGGACTCTAGTGGTGTCATTCAAAAAACAGCGGTTTGTGAGGGACTAGAAGGCTTTCTACATGATAGTGTTCAGCCGTGGAAAGAATTTCACAATACGACGCCTAAAGACTTCTTGCAGGCTCTTATCAATGAGCATAACAAGCAGGTCGAAGACTTTAAGCAAATGCGATTAGGTAATGTCACAGTTACTAATTCGACTGATAACGTTTATCGTTTTGCAGACGACACTAAAGATACCTATGACAATATTCAAGATAAGCTTGTCAGCCGGTTAGGTGGTGAGCTTAGAGTTCGTAATGAAAACGGAACGCTGTATCTCGACTATATGCCAAAGATCGGTGGAACGGCTACGCAAAAGATAAAGCTGGCTAAGAACCTACTTTCATCCTCAAGGAATATTGATCCTACCGAAGTTATCACAGTTCTGAAACCGCTGGGAGCCACACAGGAGCGCCAAAACAATCAAGAGGACCAAACAGAGGCATCTAGCCCACGCTTGACGATCGCTAGTGCTAATGGTGGCAACGAATATCTACGCGATGAAGAACTGATCAAAGAATTTGGAATCAGGGCTAGAGTTCAGACGTGGGATGATGTTACCACTGCTGATGCTTTATTGCAAAAAGGTCGTGCTTATCTAGCGTCACAAAAAGCTATCAAATATGAGATACAGTTGACGTACGTTGACCTATCTTATATTAAAGACAACGTTGCGATGTTTGATTGTGGCGATACTGTCACAGTGCAAAATATGTTACAAGGTCTTGAGATAGAAGAACGGATCGTATCAATGTCGATAGATCTATTACAAGTTCAAAATACCACAATGACATTAAGCAATGATCCAATGGCAATAAATGCGTATAGAAAGCAATTATTACAGGCTTACAATGCTGATATGAATGCTTTCTATAACTTGCTCAAAGACCAAAAGTTAAACACTGCAGATCTCGAAAAAGCACTTAAGAGTTCAAATTCTCAAATCAAAAGCTTACAGCAAGCTTTACAGGAGCTAGAAAACAAGTTCAATGGGCAAACGCCACAGCCACAACCTATGCATATTGGCAAGATCATCGATGTTTCTGAATGGCAAGGAGTTATAGACTGGCCCCAGGTAATAGCCGATGATGTAAGTTTAAGTATTATTCGGGTTCAAGATGGTTCGACTCACCAAGATTTGAAATACATGGAAAATATTCAGAAGTGTATTTCAGCCGGTGGAAAGTATGCAGTTTACGCCTATTTTCGTGGTGCATCAACAGCCGATGCCCAACAAGAAGCAAGAGATTTTTATAACCGCACTCAAAGGGTTGTTGCAGGCAAGCAGCAGCCTGTTTTTTATGCACTTGATATTGAGAGTGTTGAAATGGGGGGAGCGGCTAGTCAAATGCGAGCAGGGGTTGAGGCTTATATGAATCAACTTAATACGTTGGGTATTCCTGATAATAAGATTGTTCTGTACATTGCTAACCATTTATACGCTAGCTTTAACTTAAATGTTGCTAGGGCAGGAGCAATTTGGATTCCGTCTTATGGGCGTAATGATGGCACTGTTGCTAATAGTCTAAGACCTACACATCCTTATGATTTATGGCAGTATTCTAGCAAAGGTTCTATTAACGGAATCACTGGCAATGTTGATTTGAGTACTGAAGCAAGTGATAAATTTAAAAAACTACTACAGTGAAGGGGGGTGAAGAAAATTGAGCTATAGAGATGACACCCCAATTACAGAGGATGACGTATCTAAACTAGATAAGGAAATCTCAGTTGGCAATGTAGATCAAGTCGCTTTCCAAGTAGCCGCTTGGTTGCGCGAGAAAATGTATGGTAGCGATGTTAGAGAAGCTTTAGCACAATGGACGTTATTTAATGCCAAGATAACGGAATATCTAATTAATAGTAATGAAGCGTTCAAAGTAGATACTAATCGTGTCAAAAAAGATCTAATAGCAAGGCAAACACAGGTTGAGAGCAGGCAGACAGATTTAGAGGACGCTTTTAAAACCGTAATCGCTAATGCTACTAAGGACAGTGAAGTAATTCTAGCTCGTAGTAGTACACGCTATGGGGATTTTAAGACGGTTGATGATCGAATTGAATATATAGAGCAATTGTTAGGAACCTATGTGCCTAGTGGCTTTACAGTAACAATTAAGCATAATCAGAATCGTAATCCTAATGTGAAAGTGCGTTATTACGAGTATGCTTTAGGAACTGAACCAGACGGAATCGGCTTGGGACCTAAAGGTTCATTTGGTGGGACTAATAACGTTGATGTGCCAGCTACGGTGGAGTACAAAGATGCTAATACTGTGTTGGTACATTTGCCAACAAATTATCGGTTAACAGGGGCGCCTATCTTTGAGCAAGATAAATGGCGCTTGATTGATGGCTATAAGGCGCTAAGTTTTGATTTAGGAACTGTTGATACAACTGCAGCTATTAAGGGAAATAGTGGTAACAGCACTTCCCAAGATAATAATGTTGTTACAGCACCACAAAATTTACAGGCAACGGCTATTAATGATACTACAGAGAAATTGATTTGGGAGTGATTTTAAAATGAAATTTTATATTTACAGAGGGGTAGGCTCTTCTGGTGAATTAACTAAAATTGCAGAAGTGACGGATGCAAAAACCTATACGGATACAGGGTTACAGCCTAAGACAATTTATCGCTACGCTGTTTCAGCCTACAATGGTTTGCGAGAAAGCGCTAAGTCTAATATTATCACGGTAACAACAGCAGAAATTCCAATTGCAACTATCACCTTAGCAATCGATAAAACTAGTTTAGAGGTTGGTGGTACGGCTAAAATTACGGTGACAGTAACGCCACCTAACCAGACTAGCGGAACCCCAACTTTAGCAAGTACTAATACTAAGGTAGCAACTGTAGATAATAGCGGAAATGTCCGTGCGGTGGGAGTAGGTTCTACCACGATTACTGCTAGTTTAGCTGGGAAAACCTCTAATATGCTTACGTTAACTGTTTATGAAGCCTTAGTTAATGTAAGCAATCTATCATCAAGTAATGTTACAGCTAGTGGCGTGACTTTAAGTTGGACGTGATGAAAAATGAATTATCGAATTTATAATGGCTCTAGTTTAGTAACAACTATCAGTTCTAAAAGTTATAGTTTCAGTAGCTTACAGCCTAATACAAGTTACCAGTTCAGTGTTGCAGCCTACAACGGGAAACGTGAAGGAACGAAGGCGACGATAACGGTTAGAACGAGAGGAGTCCGCTTGGTAGTTGCTAAGAGTTTAACAGTTAATAGTACAGTCAACCTGATGTACCAGGAATATAGCTTGGGTTTAGTTCCAATTGGAACGGAACCTAAGGGGATGTTTGGTGGAGGTAACAGGGAGGCTTTAACAGCCAAAGTGATAGCAAATACTAACGGTCAGAGTACGATTGAACTTCAATCTAGCTTCAATAAACTAGCAGAAAATACTAAGCTAGTCCTACAGAATGGTGTATATTGTGCCTTTGTAGGTTATAAGGCAATTTATTTAAGATAGGAGTGGTCATAAAATGACGGTAAATATTACAAGTATTCCCCGTGGGGATGAAAATGGTTTGGATAAGATTAACGCTAATTTTTCTGAAATTAGAAATAAATTTATTATGAATTCTTGGACTGATGCAGGGATTACCCCTCTTAATGGTGTAAAATTAGGTGAGGGAAATGATGCTGACAGTAAGCCACTTTATGGGTATGTTCTATACAGCATTGCCGGTCAAAAATTCGCTACTATTTGCTTAAGAATTGGTAACCTAAATAATCCCAATGGACCTGGAAAAGACGTTGTACAATTACCCTTTAGAGTGCATGGCTATAATATCTCTACAGGATATGATAATAAAAATGTAATTGTATATAATAACAAGGTTTATACGGATGCTAAAAACGATACTTACGTTTACGGAACTTTTATGGTAATTGGTTAGTTAATTAGGGAAAGGAATGGTTATGGCTTATGAAAGTAGTATATGTTTTTGATGCTTCAACCAAAGCATTTGTAGAAACAAAAATTGTTGATGAAGAATATCGATTACAAAGTAATGAAACCTTTGTTGCTCCAATTAGTGAAGATGGTACTGGCTTGTATGATCCAGTGTGGAATGGAACAACGTGGAGTAGTTTAACGAAAGAAGAATGGCTTGCTAAGCAGCCAGCTAATGATGAACCAGATATAAAATCAGGTCCAACAGAAGCCGAGCAGATACAGGCACAGCAGGTAGTAATGATTGCCAATTTAACTAAGCAGGTGCAAGACCTACAAGGGGCAGTTAAGACATTAGTTTTACAAAATGCAGTAGCAAATAAGGAGGAGAAATAGATGTATACTTATAGTTTTGTTAATAGTTTTTATAAAATGGGGCTTTTTACTAAGGATGATGTTAAGTTGTTACTAGAAGTTAAACAATTCAGTCAGGACGATTACAATAAAATGTTCCCAGAAGATAGCTCTTTAACAGCTTAGTTGTTAGTGGTGGGTGGGAGGTAGTTTAAATTTAAGGAAGTGAATGCATATGCACACATTACTAGGATATTCCTGGGCGGAGATAGCGTCGATTATGGCGGTTATTTCCGTCCTTTTTAGTTCAGTTTATTGGTTGATTCGGCATGGCGCTAAAGCGCTGAACAATGCGATTACTATCGGAACTTATCCATTGCAACAGCAATTTAAAGAATTAACTAGTACGATAAAACAGCTAAATAATAACTTTGAAGAACAGCGCAAGAGTTTAAAAAAGTTAGAAGATGAGGTGGAAGAACATGACAAGACAATATTGCTTCATGATGAAAAAATAAAACGATTGGAGGAGAGAAAATGAAAAAAGTATTTCTTGATAAAGATGGCAAGCTGAATCGTAAGACGGTTACTTCTTTGGTGTTGCTGTTAATTGTTCTAGTTCAGCAGCTGTGCGCGATTTTCAATCTTAAGTTTACAGGTGATGTTGGTCAAATCATGGACTTGGTTAATACTTTGCTGACCATCGGCGGTATCCTAGGTCTAGTCGATGGCGTAACTGTTGACACGGAAACAGTCAAGTCTATTGACAAGACTGCGAACGAGGCTTTAAAACTCGCGTCTCAGCACCAAGGAAAAGGTGGTAAACATGACTAAATTAAATAGAAAGTGGCTCTTAAGTCTAACCATTCTGGTTGGGCTTTTTTTAATGCCAGTAACAGTGAATGCTGCTAGATATTATGGGGTTGATGGTTCTAGGTATCAAGGCAACACTCTTAAAAAAGTAACGCCTGAAGATAGCTTTGCTATTTCTCAAATTGGAGGTTACTATAATGGAACATTTATTCCACAAACGACCTATCAATCACAAGTAGCAAGTGGGATTGCAATGGGCTTACGGATGCACACATATATCTATATGGAAACGGGTTCTAACCAAGCTCAAACAAAACAAATGCTTGATTATTACCTGTCCAAAGTACAAACACCAAAGCAAAGTATCGTTGCTTTAGACTATGAAAGTGGTGCTAGTGCTGATAGGGAAGCTAACACAGATAATGTGTTGTATGGGCTACGTAGAGTAAAAGAGGCTGGTTATACTCCAGTACTTTACTCATATAAGCCTTATATCTTATCTCACTTAAATCGGCAACGTATTACGGCTGAATTTCCTAATTGTCTATGGGTAGCAGCGTATCGTGACTATTCTGTAATGACTAGACCCGATTATAACTACTTCCCATCCATGGATGGTATTAATATGTGGCAATTCACGTCTACTGCGATTGCTGGTGGGTATGACTACAATGTTGACTTACTAGGTATTACTCTAAATGGGTATAAGAACGGCAACGTTGAACATCCTAGAAGTGAAACAAAAGCGATTGAGCAAGGCCAAAAAGCTGATAACACTTCTAAGAGTGCTATTCAAGTTGGCAACACTGTTCGTGTTAAGTTTGGTGTAAAACACTGGGCCAACGGTGTTGGTATGCCAAGTTGGGTACAAAGTAATACTTACAAGGTGCAAGAGGTATCAGGTAGTAAACTATTGTTAGGTGGCATTATGTCATGGATTAATGCTAGCGATGTAGAAATTATTAGTGTAGCCAATAGTAATCCAAGCGTTACAGGTACTATTTACTATGTAGTAAAATCTGGCGACACTTTAGGTGGGATTGCTAGTCGCTATGGAACAACTTGGCAAAGATTACAAGCATTAAATGGTCTAAGCAACCCTAACAGAATTTATCCTGGACAACGGTTAAAAGTAACTGGAAATGTGTACGCCCAACGAACTTATACAGTTAGATATGGCGACACGCTATCTAGCATTGCAAGCCGCTATGGTGTAAATATGTATACCCTGGCTCATAAGAATAGGATTAGTAATATCAATCTGATTTATCCGGGACAAAAATTAAATATTTGATTACTTGGCTCACTTCCTGCGGGAGGTGGGCTTATTTTTTTTGCAAAAAACGTCGGTTTAATACCTATATAGGTATATAATGAATAGTATAGAAAGGAGGTAAATCGATGGGAAGAAAAAAGAAATATTATGCTCTGGCTGCATTAGGTATAGTGGTAGCTATAATAATTCATATTTTAAGAAAGGTGTTTTTATAATGGTATCAGAAGCACAAAAGAAGGCAAATGAAAAATGGAAAGCAGCGAACAAGGAAAAGCAAAAGATTTATGGGTATCGTTCTCAAGCTAAAAAATTTATTAGCGAGTTCGCCGATAAAGAAGACTTGAAAACATTAGAAGAATTAATTAGACTAAGGTATGAAAAAATAAGGGGTGAAGGAAATGTATGATGTATTTAAAATAGTGAATTGGCTACGAGTAAAAAATAATGCTGATATGAAACGTAATGAAAATGTAGAAGAATTAACCCAAATGAAAGCGATGAAACTGTTGTATTATATTCAAGCAGCTAGCTTAGTAGTCACTGGGAAAAGAATGTTCAATGAGAATTTAGTAGCTTGGAAATACGGCCCTGTTGTAGAACGAGTTCATGAAAAGTACCGCGGTCAACGTGCGATAGTAGGTGAAATTACCGATGCAGATTTAGATGATTATTCTGAACTTGAGCAGGATACGAACACGGCCGATATTTTAAATAGCATTTACGATATCTATGGTTATAGTTCAGCGTATGATTTAATGAGACAAACACATAAAGAAAAACCTTGGCAGGAAACTAAGCAAAGCGAAATCATTAGTGATGAAGCTATAAAGAACTATTATAGCGGGGTTTTTGAAGTTGAAGCTTAAAAATAAAAATCAGTATGAAGGCCATCAACTAGGTGGCAAGCATGAAATAAAGAGAGTACAGAAAGAATATCTGACTTTTAATTTTTCGTTTCTAACAAGGGATTCTGACTATAATCTCGACAAAAGTAGCAAGACTATTGATAAGCGTATTAGGCTTAAGCTGCTGGAAAGAATAACAGAGTTATCTTCTAAAGATATAGTAGAAGTTTTAAACCTTCGAAGAGAAGAAGGATTTGAAAGAATTGACGAAAAACAGGTAAAGATATCAGTTAATCAAGCATTCATTCAATCTAAGAGACACTTGAAATGTGATGATGGCTATTGGATTTTTAGATTAAATAAGCTTGGCAGGGTAATAGGTATGAAAAATGGAAATATCTATTATTTGTTAGCTATTGATACTAAATTTAAAATGTACAATCATGGATAACTAAAGAGATTAAAATACCCCTACCGTTTTGGCAGAGGTGTTTTGACCCAAAATTGACCTAATAATTTTGTACTCTAACAAACATTAATGAACTTTTGACTTTTAAAAATTGCCTTTAATCAGCTTAAAAATAGCTTAATAATTCTAGTTGAAATACCAGTGCGATTTTTAGCTAATAAATAACTAAGAATTTAAGTGGGTTACATTTTATGGACCCACTTTTTTAGCGGAAAGGAAGAGTTATGATTTCACGTACGCAATTCGAACTATTGACCTCCCTGGCAAAAACTGGCCCAATTAAGGCAACAAAAGTTCAAACCAAAAGTGTAGCGGAACTTTTGGCAAAGGGATGGTTACTTAAGCGAGATGATTTACTGGAAATAAGTCCGAGCGGGCTTAAAGAACTTGAACCTTATCAAGTTAAGCAGGCGATTATTATGGCAGCCGGCTTTGGGTCCCGGATGCTGCCAGCCACCAAAGATACACCTAAGCCCTTGGTAGAGGTTAACGGTAGGCGAATTATCGAGACCTTGTTAGATGCTTTGGTTGCCGCAGAGATTAAAGACATTACTGTCATCGTTGGCTACCAGCGGCAAAAGTTTAAGAGCTTGTTAGCAAACTATCCTTTTTAA